GTAACTGTGCCAACGGCTGAAGTCCCTGCGACACCCGTGACAACAACTGGGATTGGTTCACCCCATGTGCCTTGGCCCCAAGTGCCTCTACCCCAGCCAGTAACATTCGCCACACGTTAAGTCCTATTGATTATGACTTTGATCTTGTTGTTGTTTGACCCATTCTAAATACTCTTCTTCAGTCATACGCCTCTGTTGAGCTTGTTGAGCCACAACATATTAAGCGATTCTTATTATCGCGTTAGATGCATCAGCTGCAGGAAACTGAATGGTGAAATCACCAGCAGTCGATGTTTTATCACCACCAAAATCAAGAGCACACACTGCTGGATCACCAGAAGCACTGTCATTAAATATGAGTGCCCCTCTGGCAGTCACCGTTGCATTTGAAAATGTCAGATCGGCGAAGTCTGTGAGTGCTGTAGTCCCTGATGTGCTCGGATCAACTCGCGTAAGCGAAGCACCTTTTGCGGTGTAGTTCGTGCCACTCACCTCATTTGAAGTTGTGTAAGCAGTCGTGCCTGCACCTAAACTTGCAGAGCTAGTGTACAAAGCAAGGTTGAACGTGCTACCACCAGAGTTCTTGAAGTTATGAACTGCTTCCATAAGCTCTTGTTTAAAACTGGTGCATAGTGCTGTCGTAATAGCCATTATAGCCTCCTGATTATATTAGCCATTTCACTTTGGCCCTGTTTTTCTAACTCGCCAATAAGTGTGGTTCTATCACTCTTAATAGCCTCTTTAATATAGTACAAAGCTGTTGCCCTGACTGCATCTTTGAACGCTTCGGCTTGCTCTGCAATCATAGGGTGACAATTGCCTCCAACACTCACAACACGATCTGCTATTGTTTGCGCCCAAAATTCAGGGTCATGACCTTTGTGGCTTGTTGTGGTGATAGAGACATTACCTATCTCACTTTGTTGCTCACTAAAAAACACAATTACGCTCTACTAATATCGTACCTAGATTCATCTCGTGCGCCATACCCTTCACCCAACTTTTTCAAAGCAGCCACTGCAGCGATGAATCGTTGTTCGTATTGTGCAACTTCTTCAGGGATCTTCAAGAATGTTGCCGCCTCTACCAACGTGCCATACAACAGAGCGTCAGGCGCATTGGTAGACAACCAAGTCGTGCCGCTATCAGATCCTGCAGTTAGCGAGTCAGGGCGATACTTGTAGTGCAGTTCAAAAGTAAATGTAGAGTCAGGTGTTGGGCCTAAAATAAATGTGGTGTCATCAAACAGTGCATAGTATTTAGGCGTGCCAGTGGTTGCCGGGTTAGGCGTGTAATCTCTAATGAATGACACATGTTTAAACAGCAAGTAAATGTACGCACTGCTAGATATGACAGCCAAACTGTATGGTGCCAAGAAATCTGTAGGCGTAGAAAGATATGTGTTGCTCGCTGCAGCTGTACCTGTGACGTTCTTTCTAAACACAGGGAGCTCGACGTTTTTGAGAATGCGCTCTTCTGCCTCTTTGATGAACGTATTCAAATCAGCAACAAAAGTTGTTTCTGCAGTTTCACAATAATCTTGAACTGTGGATTTAAGTGTAGCTAGTGTAAAGCTCATGATATGACCACCGTTACTGTGCCTATTTCGCCTGTGGCAGCTTCTTGAGAGAACTCGCTGCCTATCACATCACCAGTGACAGACATCACGCTATTTGCGTCTATTGTGCGTACAACACCAGCACCTGCAACAATACTCGCAGGAACATCTGGCCTAGGATGACGCAATGCTTCCGGGTCTGCTAAATGGCGTACAGGCTCTAATTGCGGATGTTTTGGCTCAAAGCATTCTGGACAAACACGAAATCCATTCCACTCTTCTCTAAGCTGAGTGTACTTGTATTGAAAGCCGCATCGATCACATATGGCTATTGAATGTTTGCCAGATGCATAAGCCATTACGCTCGCCTATAAGATCTAATACCAGGGGCTATGTTAAGAGAAGCTCTATCCTCATCTTGATCTGCAGCCCTTGCAAACTCTTCTTCATAAAAAGCTTTGAGCATCTGAACACGATCTGGCGCTTTCTTGAGCGCGATGTAATACGCAAGACCAGCAGCCAAACATGGATAGAACCTAAAGGGCGTATCCACTGTGTTTACAGATGCGTCTGCATCTTCAATGCGCACCAACCTATTGATAAGAACTTGATCAGTAGCGTTTTCTGAAGCAGGCCAAATGTAGAGTCTAGGCGTGAGTTGCTTATCTAAGAACCATTGAGTGGGCCTGGCTTTGGTATCTTTGTTTGGGATATTCCAATATTCAGACCGCCCAATCTGACTCATCTGTATGTCAGTGACTTCACTGTTCTCTGTCCTACGCAGGATCACATCAAGCACATCAATCGTGCTTGCAGACAAATCAAGGAACTCATCACCTAGAGACAGAGTTGTAGTCGAATTTGTAACCGTCCACTGGTTTAGTCCCCTGTTTGCCCAATCGGCAAACAAGAGATTCAATGACCTGCGAGCGGTTACCGCATCATAAGAGGTGCGAAGCTCAAGCCCGCACCTCTCAAACGCTTCTTCGATGAACTCAGCTACGTCTGGAGTAAAGTCACTGCTACCAGAAGTTGTCATTAGCTGTAGCTCTTAATGACTTCTAGAATTACCGTGTAGGTATCTCCGCTGCTTGCACCAATCGTGGTGAACTGAACGTCGCCAGTTTTGCCACTGCCAGCGTTGTTGGGTATGCCAGAAAACGGTGTGTAATCATGCATACCATTTGAGTCAGGAGACAATGCGATAATCAAAGTATCAGTAGTTGCGTCGTTTAAAAGCTGAACGCCCATGCCAACGCACTGCCACCATATCTTAGATATCGCCACCTCGGTGCAAGAATCGCCACCACTGTTTTTTGTAAGCGCACTTACATCAATTTTAGTGACGGCGCTTTCGCCAGTACCATCACTGATGTTCGTGAACTTCAAAACAGCTTTGCGATTGTCATCCTGTATTGTTTGGGATGTTACTGCATCAGCCATTGTTGTCCCCTATTATGCGATTTGCACATACTCAATGATGAACGTAAAAGAACCAGCGGTGGTTGCATCAACAGTGTTAGTAATGTTGCAGAAGATAGTTCTTGCAGCAGAAGTGTACTGAACAGAAGCAGGAGCCGTAGTGCCGCTTTGCGTCTGAGTCACAAGCGTTGTTGTGGTTACGTTGTGCTCAACAACAGTTGTACCGCCGTCCAAAATCTCATCAGTTACCGCCGCAACAATCTGTGCGCCAGAAGATGAAGTACCGACCTCATAACCAATGTCACCCGTACCAATAACTGGTGAGGTGTCACAGAAGATCTTGATGTCAGTGATGATTGTGTTTGCAGGCTGCGTGAACTCACCAATAGTAGGGCTGTCACCCGCTGTGGTGTTAACCGTAACGCCTGTAGCAAAGCCAACGTGCTTTACAAACTTGCCTGTGAAGATACCAGTAGACGCAATATCTACGACATCTGTAACAGCACCAGAAGTTCCGTCTTTAGAAACTACTTTAAAACCGTTCTCTGATCGGACTGAACCTTTAAAAGTTGTATTAGCCATATGAGTCTCCTGTCTTGGCTATGTCAGGCGCGGGATGCTCCTGTCAGGGATTAAATACTTATACAGTAGAAAAAGAAAAGGGGCAACAAGTGCCCCTTTCTTTCAATGTTCCATGTGAAACATTAAGCGCCTTGTGATGCGAACACTGCGCGTGGATTACTGAAGCCGAAGCTGTATCGCTCCCTGGCTTTGTATCGCACGTTACCAGTGTTGAAGTCACCTTCCATAGAAGTGGCAATCGGGCTTCGCTCAAAGTGCTTGAAGCCGTCTGGCACATCAGTCATGACAAAGAATGCATCAGTGTCAGTCAAGAAGTGGTTGACTGCGTAGCCTTGAGGCAGCAGACCCATGTTCCTGATTGCGTTGATGTCGTTGTCAGCTGTTTCTACTCGTCCGGGAGTTTCCAACAATCGATCCGCTACGAACTGAAGTTGAGGAGGAACAATCAGCTTGGTTCCTTGCAGAGCCAAGATCATGTTTCGATCATCAACAAAAGTTGAGATGCTGATCAATGCGTTCTCTAACGAAGTTTCGTTGAGATCTGAAAACGCAGAAGGACGGTTTGAGAACGTGCCGCCACCAGCAAGAGGGTGATCAGTAGCGACAAGAGACTTGCCGTCACCGCCTAAGAAGCTTGAGCTAAACGCATTGTTCAATACGTTAGCAGCTTTCACCTGCTTGGTGTGTGCCATGCTACGAGCCAGCGCCTTTGTATAACGTGCGCCAAGGCGGTCATACAAATTATCTTCAACCGCTTCCTCGGTGAGCGCGAAAGCAAGCGCCACGGTCTCGTGCGTGTAGCGCGCAGTAAACCCTTCAGAAGCTTGGTCGTAACCAACGCTTTGTCCTTCAGATTTATCGCGTGCATTTCCAAAGCCTACGATCAGAACTTCTTCTTCAAACGCTCGGTCTGAAGATTCGGTTTCAAAGATCTCAGCATGCTCGTTTTCATAACGAGCGTATTCCATGCCAAATAAAGCGTTGAGACCAGGCTCTAGCTCTTTGGCTAATTGTGCTCTTGAAATAGCCATTAGTTAGCCTCCTATGCTAAGCCCGCGCCTTTTTGGCCGA